TTGTACATTGGCAAGTCCTTTGCTTTTGTTCGCAGTTGGTTGAATCTGCGGTAGTCAATTATTTTCATTTAGTTCTTGTATTATTTCAAAAAGGCTATACGCGATTTGTGGGACTATGGCATTGCCGTATCCCTTGATGGATTCTGCTCTCCACTTTGGAAAGGTAATTCCGTCCAGTCCACTGGGAATCCCATCATCTCCGCCACAAACCGGGGATTGAGTTGGGAAGTTTTCCCAGTTATTTGTCTCACTCTTTTGGTCATTGAATCTTGATTCTCTAAACCTGTTATCTTTTCTCCTTCCTGTGCTTGTGGTGTCGGCAACATTCCCATTGACATTGCTCTTGTTAATGTTACAGAGTGCATACTCCCCTCTTTGACTTGGGTTGATTTCATCGTTGCTGTTGCGTTTGTTGAGTCCATTGCTGTTGGTGTTGGAAGCATACCTTTCCATTCTATTGATGATTGCTCCATCATCCTGGAATTCATTTGTTCCGTTACCGGGAATATATCCGCAATCTTTATCCATTCCTCTATGCTGGGGTGACTGAATCCCTTCGCATCCATCCTGAACCAATGTTCCACCGTTGAGAGTTTCACATCTATCAAGTTTGATAATTCCTTTGAATTGGTCACACTCCGTATCCAATCTACAAATTCCTTCTGTGGTGGCAAGTTGGTTCGTTTCAACATTGGCTTGTTCGCCAATTCTTGCATCAATGGTTGATTGTCCGACAAGATTTGTTGATGTATCTCCATTGTCAAAGTTTTTTGAATTGGCTGACCACTTGAACGGTGAGTTGCACCTTGCATCATTTTGGCGGCTGCCGTCATATCTCCATTGTTTGCCGAATCCATCACAGTTGGAGTTGGTAGCATCACAGCCATTTGCCTCAAAGACATTTGTAGATTCACCCCTTTTTCCGAATGTCTTTGTCTTCTCGCCTCGTATGTTTCCGGCTTTGTTGCCGTGTTCCAATCCGTTGCATTTGGTGTTGGTAACATCCCGGCTTGTGCCATTTGTGTGAGATGTATCCCGTATTTTGTACCTGTCGTGTGACTTATATTCTCCCCATTTGTCAATTGTCTCTGTTGATGATTGTCCATTGTTTTTGGTGTAGGCAATAAACCAACATCTATCTCTTCGGTGCGGTGCGTTTTTGGCTGCAGCTGGAATAATAAACGGTTGAACTTCGTACCCTTCATTTTCCAAGTCAAGGCACACCTGCTGGAATACCAATCCGCCATCAATATTCGTGATACCAAAGACATTTTCTGCGATGACGAATTTGGGTTTAATCTCTTGAATTGCTCGTAGCATTTCGCCCCACAAATAGCGTTCATCATCTGCGCCTTTTCTTTTCCCGGCAAGTGAGAATGGTTGACAGGGGAATCCTCCTGTAAGAATGTCAATTGTGTTTGCATATTTTTTAAAGTCAGTTTTACATATATCAATGTGACTATCCGCATTCGGAAAGTGATAGTCCAATACTTTTCTTGGGAACTCCATCCACTCGCAATGAAAGACATTCTCCCATCCCATCCATTCGGCAGCGAGATCAAACCCACCTATTCCGCTAAACAATGAACCGTGTTTCATATCTTTTCCTTGTAACTGGTATACATTCCTTCAAAGTATGTTGGGATTGTGACGCACTCTCCGTTTCTGTTCTTTGCGATAATCAACTCGGCTTCCTCCATTTCGGGTTTCTCTTGCTCATAGTACATCGGTCGGAACGGAAACATCACGATATCGGCATCTTGTTCAATTGCACCTGATTCCCGAAGGTCACTCAACATCGGTCTCTTGTCTGCTCTCTCCTCACTCTTGCGTGATAACTGTGCAAGTATCATCACCGTGATTTTAAGTTCCTTTGCAAGGAGTTTAAGCGTTCGTGATATCTCTGCAATTTCTTGTTCACGGTTTGTCTTTGTTCCTTTGATCAACTGAATGTAGTCAATCACAAGCAAGTTCAATCCCTTCGTTGATTTGTGAAGTTTGGCTTTGGCTTTGATTTGCCCGATGCGAGAATCAACATCATCATCAATGAAGAACTCAATCGTTTGGCTGTTAGCAATGTCACACACTTGAAGTATTTCATTCTCTCTCAATTGTCCGTTCCTTATCTTCCAATTGGCAATGTCTCCAATCAGGGAAATGTATCTCTTTGCAAGTTGCTCATTGGACATCTCAAGTGAAATGAACAATGCCTTCCCTCCAATCTGTGCAAACTCCTTTGTCAATGTCAAAGCAATTGCCGTCTTTCCCATTCCCGGTCTTCCAGCAACCACAATCAAATCTCCTTCGTTGTACCCACCAATGTACTTGTCAAGGAATCTCCATCCGGTTTGCTTACCCGTTAAGTTGCCGCCATTCTGTGCATTGAATACAATTTGATCAACGACCTTGTTGGTCACCTTGACAATACTGGATGGTTCTTTATGGGTTGAAAAGGTTGTGCGTTCAACTACATTTTGAATGTCAGTCACAAGCTCATTCAATTCCTTTGTTACATCCAATGACAAAACGCCTTCAACAACTTGCTTCTTGATGTAATCGTGTTCCAACTGCATCAGGTGTGGTTTGATATCCGTGATGCCGGATGCCTGTTGTTGGAGTTGGATAATCTCAATCACTTGCACTCGGTCAAAGTGTTTGGATAAACTAACATAATCAATGGCTTCGTTGTTGTAGTACATCTCTGTCATAACCTCAATCAATTTGGCTGACATTGAATCCGTAAACCAGTTCTTGTTTATTCTTGGTAAGAAGTGTTTTGCGTCATCGTAAAACAGCATATTTGATAGGATGATTCTTTCTGTGTTCATAGGGTTGCAATTTTAGGTTTGTTAGTTTTAATTTCCTCGGTTTGAAGATTATTTAATTTCCAAGTTCTCACCGATGCTTTCCAATCTTTCATTTTGTTTTTACCAACCAACCAACCGTTTGATTCATAATGAGACATCCATCTTTCCGAGATGTCATTCATTCCTTGTTCTTTCATATAAGTTTTAACATCTTGAATGGTCGGTTTCTTAAATACTTTTTTATCAGTTACAGTATCAGTATCAGTTACATTATCAGTATCAGCTTTTTTGGGTTCTTCAAAAAAGGCTTGGGTTTTTTGGGTTTCGTTGGCTTTCTTTGGTCTACCACCTTTTGAACCGTTAACACTTTGTTTCTCAATGTAATCCTCGTATTTCACCAAATCCCTTTTTAATTGCGTTTTAATGGGTTCAAATGCAATTGACAATAGTAAGTCATCACAAGGTGGATTTTCATCGTTCACATAAGCGAAGATGTGTTTGATTAATTTCCCAGCAATTTCATCAGGGAGTTTGTTGAATACCCCTTGTTGATCACAATAAAGGATAAATGATTTCTTATTTTTTGCCATAAAAAAATCCCTCTCAAATTGCGGTGGTAGAAGCACACACAACTCAAAAGGGATAAAAGGGTTTTAACTTTCGGTATCTTCTACATACCAGTTAACGATACAAATATAATTAAAAGAATCTTAACTTTTGTCCTCGTTCTTTGTAATTATAAATTTCTTCAAGCAATGCCACATATGATTTGCTATTCGTACAATCCACTAATTTGGTTGATTGGTATTTTAATTTTGCAATCATTTTTTCGTGACTAAACCCTTTGATTTTATCCAAAGAAACAACTGCCTCAACAAATCTTCTGCGATAAGCCCCAGCATAGTATTCAAAATAATTGTTTAAATCACTTGCCATCTGCTCTGCTTTCATTTTATTCTTCGCAGCAAACTTTCCATTTTTTATGCATTCACTATTGTTTGAAGCACCATTTGAAATGATAGCACCAATTTCAGCACTTAATGAATATCTGTTGCAAAAACTTCTTAACCAAATGTATTCAGGAAGATTTAAATCGCAATAGCCATTTATGTAATCCTCCGATTTCCAATTTTTGCTATTGGCATTTAAAATTTGAATTTCATTTAAATTTAGACCTTCACATTGAATGTAATAAATTGGCTTTTTCAATTCAACACATATTTCATACCGATGTTGTCCATCAATTATTTCATACTTGTCGTTGACCAAAATTGGATTTGCAAATAACAAATCACATTCTTCAATACTGGCTTTCAATCTTTTTGAATGTAAGCGATTTAAATTTCTATTCCCCACAATTTTTGTGAATTTTGAATAGTCATTTGTTTTCATTACGGTGTTTACCGTTGTGTCTTTCTGCGTGTGGTTACTGCTCTTCACCATTGACGCTGTTTGTGTGTTATACATTTTGTTTTTACCTTATGGTTTTGTTTTGTATCCCAGTTCTGTTAGGATTTTTTTTTGGTGTTTTTGTCGCAGCTCATAGGTCGCACCTCTCAATTCGGGATCATCTAACTGCAACCGTTGACGGCATCTGCGGATGGTTTCCGCTGGTGTTAACTTGCCTGATTCCAAACGATGGAAGAAGTTAAACAAATTGGATTCTCTTCGCCAAATCATTGACATCAAAAGGTTGTCATTGTCTCTTGTTTGTGGATATTGCTCCAGCAATTTCAACACAAGTTCTTTGGTTACATTCATACGGTTTGTTGTTGATAGATTTTTTTAGCATTGGCAAACCCGGCATTGTATGCGAGTTGTTGTTCCATTTTCTCCAGTTGCTTGAAGTTGAAGATCAGGTGTGGGCTGATATCCAAATCGGGGAACTCCGTGCGTAGGTGTTCAACCAAGCGGTCAATTGGTGTTTTCATTTTCTGCCTTGATTATTTCTTGAATCTGTTGTGAGATGGCTTTGATTAAACTGATGATATTAAGATCGTGTGTGATGGTCTTGATGTCTTCAAGTTCTATCTCTGTGTTTCTATGTTTAACCCTGATTTTCATTGCTCACCTCCTCCGTAGGTTTGTTCGTAGTATTGTTCACCAGTTATTGGTAGTGTACTTTCAGGATAATCAATTCCATGAACTGTTCCTTTATTGTATGCAGTTTCAATTCTTTTCTTCTCCATTTCTTTGGCTTGTTCAAGTATTTCTTTCATACTTAAATTTGGTTTCAACACTTCTTGTTCTAACCACTCCACCACCGTCTGTTGTTTATTGTTTGTCATTTCCGTTTAGAATTATCTCTTGAAGAACTTTTAACCAATAGTATTTGCTTACTTCTGTGCAATGATCAAGTATTTCATATACTGCAACTCTCGCACATTTGATTGCATCGTCTTCCGATAGTGAATGAATTATATCAAAATCTCCATCTACCAATTCAACCGTTTCCGCATTGATGGTGTAAAATTTGGCGATCAGCTCTTCGGCTTTTTCTTTGGGCGTTATATCTGTTTTCATTGTCTGTCTATAAATGCTGCGTAATCTCGTGCATCTTTTTCGCATTCAAATGTGGCGAGTAATTCTCCAGCGAAGTATACCCGCCATTTCTCAATTGAATTAATTGTCGCTTTTACTACCCTTGCTTTTAACATTTTTCAAATCTGTAAATTGGTTCTTGAAAGTTTGCAACTTGTCTTCCAGTTCTGCAATCCGTTTCTCGCTCATCATCTTCGCTTGGTTCAAATCATCCTTGCCTTGCTGGATGGTTGACCGGATCGTCAAGATTTCAGTTTCTAAATCCCAAATTTGCCGATTGCGTTGGTTGACCTCTTCTTGAAGTTCATCGGTTGCTTTTTCTAAATACCATAACCGGTAAATGAGAAGGGCGAAGACCGCTGCCGAGATTAAGTAAGTTATCATTTTGCTTTTCCTTTGTAGAATTTGTGATTGAAAATGGCTTGACTGAATTGGTCAAACTCTGGTTTGTACTCGTCCCTTTCAAACTGGTATGGTTTGGCTTCAGGAAGTTCTTTGTTCATTGCTTTCTTAATGCAATGGATAGAGTAACCCACCGCAAAAACGATGGGTGTTAAAACGATTGGATAAATTATGTCAAGTGCCATAGTTGTAAATAAAGGGAGCAATTAAGCTCCCTGAAAGTTGCTGATTAAAACTTCGGGAAAGTGACAGTTCACTTTTTTCAAAGTCATAAATGACCAAAAAATCTTGGCTTCTTTTTGAAGTTGAGCCAAAGTTACATTCTTGCCAAATTTGGCAGATACCAAAGAGTTGAACTTCTCTTGAAGTTGAACTTCTAAACCGGGGATAAAAGAAGAAGAATTCATAGCCGTGTGATTCATTGATTCAAACTAACAACATTCTTTTCACTTATGCAAATTTATTTGCTGATTGGCTTTGTGAATGAACGATTTATTTTGTGATTGACAAAAATAGTTCCCCAGCGTAGGTCAATTTCTCATCAATGATTTCTTGGATGTCCTCTTCCAAAGTGATGAGAGTGGTTGTGAGCTTCTTGCCTATGGGCATTCGGGGATCATAACTGACAAACAAACCTTCTTCCAATCCGGTTGCAATCATCCCCATTTGCATCTGCCAAAAATACTCCGTGCGTTTGCTCTTCAACTGATCATTGTTTTGGATGAAGAAGTTTTGAAGGTGGTTGCCTGAATTGAACGGACATTTGATTTCTACCAACTGCCCACCAAGTGCATCAGGTGAATACCCACCCCATTCACCATAGGTGATAAAGGTGTATGTCTCTGCCCCGTAGTATGTGAAGAAATCATCGGTTTGTTGTGAGAAATAGTGGAAGGCTTCCTTCTCGTGTTCCTTACCCCAATCCAAAGCACGACCATAGATCTCCGATTTCGCACCGGTTAGGTATTCCGCAGCCTTCTCAAAGACAAATGATTTCGCAGTTTCCGACAAGAACTCCGATTTGTTTTTCGGAGTTCCCATCAGTTTGTGAATTTCGGATGCGGTGAAGCGTGAACTTCTCAACCTCTGCCAATCTTCTTCGTTCAAAGAAGTGTGAATAACTGGATGTGTGTTATTCATTTCTCACCGATTAAAAGTTTCATATTCACCGGAGATACTTCAAACTTGCTTGTGATGTCGGTCATCAATCCGCCCGTCTTCAAGTGTTCAACTGCTTTTGCCCACGATGGATGCTTTGGTGTGAGTTCATCTTTCTTTGGAATCTGTCTTCCCATTGCTTTCTCACCATCATCGTCATCGTCAATGTTCAAGTTTAGGATTGAACCGATGGATTGCCTTCTCGCATAAGTGATGGCAGACCCCATTGCTTGTGGATCGTTCTGCTTTGCAACCGGCATCACATAGGATGATTCCATCCACTCGCCCGAATCAGCGTGAAGGATGATGGTTGTGAGTGCGTTCCCATCAGGAAATTGACTGATTGCCAAACCACATTCGCTCAATGGCTTTTGAATTGTATCCAGTATGTTTGCTAAACTTGCATACTTGGATTTGAAGAAAGGATTGTTGGCTTCCTTTGCTACCTTGCTCACCGATGCTTGGAATTTTACCAACGCACCAGCGATGTTCTTGATTGATTCGCTTTTATTCATAGGAAATTTGTTTTGTGTCCGAGCATAAATAATACTGTAAACTTGTCGGGTTCAAGGAAAAAGAATCTTTCCGTCTCAATACCCACTAAATTGGTCTCAACGCATCCACCGAAATACACATCTCGCTTGATCAGGTATGGTTCAAGTTCGTCAAAGTGATGCTCAAGTAAATAGTCATCAACTTGCTTGTCAATGTAGACATACTTATCATCCTTACCAAGTGTAAGAATCCATCCGTTGATTGTTGCTTCAATCATTGTTCACCTCCCTCAATGCAATTTCAATGACGGCTTTGGCTTTGGGTGAAACGATGTTTCCCTCAACCAAATACTTTCTTACCGTTGGAAGTGATACCCCAGTTTTACGAGCGACTATTTGGAATAGCCCTTGTCTGCGTTTTAATTTGATAGTTTCAATTGCTTTGTTGTAATCCATAACGAAAGCAAAAGTAAAATAAACTTATCAGTAATGCAAATATATTTTGCTTTTTGTTACAATTTAATGTCTTCCGAAAATATCAAATCTCCGAAACGAGCATTCAACTCATTCACCAATTCCATCTGTATTGATTCGGTGAACGCATCCTCAAGGAATGGTTGTGCCTTCGTTCCTCTGCGGTGAATCTTGTTTGCGATAGCCTTTGCCATTGAATCGTAGGTCATCGTTTGTGGTGGCTTGATTCCTTTGAATTGCATCCATTCTCTAATTGACTGCCATAGATACGGTGTGCCTTCAATGTGACCATTTCTTGTTGGCTTCCTTCCGTATTCAATAAATTCCCAGTAATCTTCAGCGAGAAGGATGGTGTTGATTGATGTTGGCGTTTTGGTGATCTCTCCTGGGACAAAAGATTGGCGAAGAGCTGAAGACGCATTGATGTTTTTGTTGTCAAGGTTTGCCCAAATCGGAGGAATCACCTTCTTGTTCCACCAATCAACGATAATTTGTTGAAGGAGTGAGCCTTGATTGACATCATCCAAATATGTATCAAGTGCATCGGGCAGTTTGTTAATGTCTATCGTAGCCATCCCACAAGCGTTAAAATTCCTAAACCTATACTGATACCCTTGAATAACTTCAAAGTCCTTGTAATGGCTTTATTTTGCCTTACAAGTGAATCATTCTCTGCATTGAGATATGCGATGTTTACCTTTTGTTTGGTGATGACCGAATCTTGTTCCGAAATTATGATAGAATCCGAGTGAACAACCTTCAGTAATTGGCTGACTTTCTGCCGTGCGATTGCACCTTTGACAAGATAACTATTCGCAACCCGAAGTGTCGCAGAATCTATGGAGACGGATTGCCCCTTCAAGCCCTGAAGATGTAGCATCAAAAGTATCAAGATAAATCGTATCATAGTGGTTCAGTTCTTTCAGTAGTGTGATTCGTTTGATCTTCTCTTTTTCAATAATCCTCTCGTGCAGTTCAACATTTAGTGGTTTGATATAGCGGACTGGTTCATCATAATTGAAGAACGCCCACAACCAACTAAACAGGAACAACGCAAGTATTGTGTAAATAAGGAGTGAGGACTTGGAAGTTGATTGCATAACCAGCGAGAATATCAGTTTTTGAATCGTAGAAAGGAGATGCGTTGCCGTTGATCACAATCTCAAAATCCTCATCGTTTTGGGTGTTGTTGTCAATCAATGCGAAGATGTCGGTCATAATCTGTGCGGTATCGGAAAGAACCTCAATCGTGTTTGATTCGCTTTCAAATACTCTGTCCATCACAAGCAATGCAAAGTTGTATGTCATCAAGTTTCCAGTTGACTGCAAATTGAAGCCATCAGGATACAACCAAACCAACGGATAATACTCAACATTCTCAACAGTCATATTTGACTGCTGACCAACGCCAAACTTGTGAACCATCTTATGGCTTTCGGCTGCCGTTTGAATCTTTTGAATTATTTGGTTTAGTGTCATTCTTGAGAAATTTGAGAAGTTTGGCTTCGTTGTTTTTTTGCCACTTATTTGTCCTCGTTGGGGAAGTCATAGTTCCAAAAGCAATCTTGAGATGTTGGAAGATAAATACCACCGACAAAAGCGGTGTTCTTTGGACGGATTGTATCAAATGTACTGCCGGGATTCAAGAACAAAGGATAATCATTGGTGTATGTGCGAAGATAATCCCTCAATCGGTTGGCATAATATTCCGCTTTGTCACGATAACGACCTTCAATCATTGTCATTTCCTCAACAGATACTGCCCTTGCATTGTCACTCTCACGAGATGCAACCGATTTGTTCATCAATTTGAAGGTCATTGGAAGCATTGCTTCAGTCAATGTATAATACTTCAAACACGGTGCGATGTATGAATCCAAAAGGGTAGTATTCAACTGGGTTAATGTTCCAGCGAATGCCTGTACTTGCAACTCATTGTAAATGCCTGAACCAATCACATCACGGATGTAGATTTCTTGAGCTTCTTTGATTGCTGACTTCAACAATTTATCGTCAACGTTGTCATTCAAAGGCGTGTTCGACTTCAAATAAGTGGTTGAAATGAAATATACAAAATTGGTCATCGTTTGATCCTCCTTAATAATTGTTGCACCCAAATATGTCTGCACTGTGGCGTGTTCACATCCAAGACGGGGTTGTGATACCAACCACCTCTCCGCTTCCATACATCGTAACCCAATTGGGTTGACATCGCATTGATATCCTCCCTTGAATATACACGGTTGCTTCCATCAATTTGACGGCAGAAATCTCTTGAACCTGGAATAATCATTGGTCCATCAATACCAGCAGCCAATCCGTATTTGTAACGAACCACAATTTCAGTTTGCAATCTCTTCACCTCTTCAACTCCTTTCGGGGTTGTTTCTAATCCGTCCTCGTATGATTTGATCAACTCCGCTTTGGCAAGTTTAGCAATGGCATCTGCGACAACCTTTGCATCCAACTTGGTGATGTTCACAATGTCTCCAACTTGAAGACCTTTATTCTCTTTCAACACATTCAAGATGGCAGTTTCAACGGCATCCACAAATTCAAACTTGTACGCTTCAAAGTTGTCTGCACTCTCTCCGTATTGTTGAAATACCTTGATGTCTCTTTCATCATCCCATCCAAAAGGATTTTGTTTTGATAGGGCAACATTCAAAGGTTCTTCAATCTCATCAAATCCCAACTCTTTTCTTGCTTCGTTTCTGTCAATGATTCCAGCGGTAAACAAAGCCTGATAATCCAAACCGATTGGTGGCTTATTGATGGTTTCTAAACGAACTGATGCGATAGGTTCAAGCAAGTAAGCAAAGGTATCATCAATCTTTTGTTGACGGGGTTCAATGTAGGCGTGATGAAACATCTCATAGGCTTCAATCAACTCACTACGACCACCCAATTGTCCCTCTACACGAACTCCAAACAACATTGGAGAGTTCACCTTGTGTGCAACAAATATCTCTTGTTGTACGGTCTTATTTAACAAGTCAAATTGCTTGTCAAAATCCGATGGTTGAAGGTTGTTGATGACTGATTCCTTCTCTGTTGGATCGTTGTATTGGATAATTAACCCACCGGCATTGTCTGTGCCTTGATAACTTTCCTTGAATCTACGTGCGGTTGCCCTAGCTTCTTCGGCAGAGGGGTACCCCTTGAAGAGCTGAATATGGGTTTGTGCCGTGAATCCGTTCTTGATGCTATTTAAATAATAGTTGGAAATCTCGGTGTCAACCTCAATGTATTTCAACGCACCTACATAATCAGGCAAAGGATATTCGCCTTGACCGGGACGGTAAAATTGACAATAATATATTTGCTTGGATTCCCTTGTGATTGGGTTGTAAGGTTGATAGTGGATTTTCTCCGCTTTGCTATCTGTCCAGTCAGCACAATACACGAAATCACCTTCAAGACCTTTGCGGACATTCTTGAAAGGGATGTGATAGAATTCCGAAGGTGCGGTTTTTGCCTTGTTCCAAATCACCTCAACTGCAAAACCATTGAACAACTCCGCATCATAAGCAACTTTTGCTTTGAGTTCTTCGTAGGTCTCGTAGGCGTTTATATTTTTGAGTTTGGCTTGGGCTTTTGCAATGTCCTCCGTGTTTGAACCAAATACCTCCGTGCCGATTCCAGCAACATAGGATGCTTTTGCAGAAACGATGGCATTGTGCTTGGGTGATTTATTGAATAACTCAATTAGAAAATCAGGATAGAGATTGTCAGCACCAAATGTCACGAATCCCTTTGCTTTGTTTTCTTTGAAAACAGGCAGTTTGTTATCGTGAAAGTTTAATCTTTGGAATATCATCTCTATCAAATAGCAATCAATCTTTTTTGTTTGAGAACTTGTCTATTGATGTGAATCCAAGACAAGCAATCACGATGAATTCAACTGCCGTCACCAACTCTGGAGATGGTACGATATCAGCAGGAGACAAACTATTGTGAGCCATAGTACCAAAA